AGAGTACCAGATAAGGTCAAGCATTCTATAGAAGGGGATATTAAGATTAATATAGATCTATCCTAGTCGGCACTAGGATATCTTTAGACAAACCTTATAGTTAGAGGGGTACCCCAAAACTGTAAGTGTTTGGATAATGAGTGATAGTACACACACAACAGAGGTTCAAAAAAGTACATTGACCCCAGATGTGAGTTTCGGTATAGGATAGTTTATGAAATCATACAAAATAACGATTTGGTCATCTACTGATCCCAACCAAAAGAAGGAGATCATTATAGAAGCGGCTAATGAAATCCATGCTTGTCAGTATGCAAGTGCAGCTTTAAGCATGGGTCAACGAGGAACGTTTGAGGAAATAGATGGTAAAGAAAGTATATCAGAATCCTAAAGGTGGATTAAACAAAGCAGGTAGAGAATACTTTAAAAGGAAAGAAGGGGCTAATCTAAAACCACCTGTTAAAGATACACCAAAAAAAGATAGCAAAAGATTTAGACGTAAAGTTAGCTTTGCTGCAAGATTTGCAGGAATGAAAGGCCCAATGAAAGATAGCAAAGGCAGACCAACAAGAAAAGCACTTGCCTTAAAAGCTTGGGGCTTTGGCTCTGTAGAAGCGGCAAGAAACTTTGCAAACAGGCACAAGAAATCATGAAGTGGTTAGATAAAATTATTTTTAAAATTAAGGTATTCTTTGTAGAACTTAAAAACAAAAGGAATAACAATGGCTAAACAAGGACTATATGCTAACATTAATGCCAGAAAGAAAAAAGGCATTTCAAGACCAAAATCAAAATCAACAATATCTCCTAAAGCTTACAAAGCTATGAAAGCTGGATTTAAGAAGAAAGGATAATTATGGTTGCAAAGTTAGGCACAGGACAAAGATTCAAAGCTTTAACTGCTAAGCTTAAAAAACAAGGGGTGAAAGATCCCAAAGCACTCGCTGCTGCTATTGGTAGAAAGAAATATGGCAAGAAAAAGTTTCAAGCTATGGCAGCTAAAGGTAGAAAAAAAGCTTAAATAAACTATACAATAACCATGTCATTTATAGACACATTATCCATTAAGGATCGTAATAGATTACGTGCAATAGTTAAAAAGGTTCATCTTTCGTACTACCCAACAGATATGATTAATAACTATGAAGCTGATAAGCTTATAGATTCTTTTGGTGAACAAACTGTCTATGAATTACTTAAAGCAAACATAGATAGTAAAAACATTGACTGATTTTAAATATAAACCAGACGGACAGGTTTTAAAAAATTTTATGAAATCTGAAGCTTTCTTCAGAGGATTAAGAGGGCCTGTTGGATCTGGTAAATCTGTTGCTTGTTGTGTAGAAATTTTTAGAAGATGTTTATCTCAGAAAAAAGGTAATGATGGTAAACGTAAATCTAGATGGGCAGTAATAAGAAACACAAACCCACAACTCAAAACAACTACAATTAAAACTTGGATTGATTGGTTTCCTGAAGGTACATGGGGAAACTTTGCTTGGTCTGTACCTTATACCCATAGATTATATTTTGGAGATGTAGAAGCTGAAATAATATTTTTAGCACTTGATAGACCAGAAGATGTTAAAAAATTATTATCTTTAGAACTTACAGGTGTATGGGTTAATGAAGCTAGAGAAATACCTAAATCTATTATTGATGCTTGTACAATGAGGGTAGGAAGATATCCATCTATGAAAGATGGTGGTGCATCATGGTATGGTGTTATCTGTGATACCAACGCACCTGAAGAAGATCATTGGTGGCCTATTATGGCAGGTGATGTTCCTACACCAGATCATTTATCTAGAGAAGAAGCATTAATGCTAGTCAAACCTGATAACTGGGATTTTTTTACACAGCCACCTGCATTAACACCTATTATGGATGGAGATATGGTTGTTGGTTATGAAGGTAATCAATTAGCAGAAAACAAAAAATATATAACAGAAAATTATTATAATAATATTATTAGAGGTAAAACCAAAGGATGGATAGATGTTTATGTATTAAATAAACTAGGATCTATTGAAGAAGGTAAACCTGTCTATATGAACTTCAAAGAAGAAACTCATATTGCAAAAGAGAAATTAGAAATAAATAAAAACCTACCAATCTATTGTGGTATTGACTTTGGTTTAACACCTGCTGCTGTATTTGGTCAGAAAACAGTATTAGGTAAATGGAATATTATAGCTGAGTTAGTTTGTTTTGATATGGGTGTAACTAGATTCTCAGAATTACTTAGATCTGAAATTGCTAAACTATTTGCTGGAATGGAAATGAATATGTATGGTGATCCTGCTGGAGATTTTAGATCTCAAACAGATGAACGTACTCCATTTCAAATACTAAGGCAATATGGTCTTGCTGCTAAACCTGCACCATCTAATGACGTTGCATTAAGAATAGAAGCAGTAGATGCAGCACTAACTAGAATGATAGATGGTAAAGCTGCATTTCAAGTTGATAAAAGTTGTTTAAATTTAAAAAAAGGATTTAATGGTGGTTATCATTATAGACGATTACAAACATCTGGTGATCGTTATGATGAAAAACCAAACAAAAATAGATACTCTCACGTACATGATGCTTTACAATATCTTATGATTGGTGCTGGTGAAGGTAGAGCAATACTATCTGGTAAGACACAAGCTAAACCAACAGTTGCTAAAAAAGAATGGGATATATTTAGCAAACACAAGAAAGGTAAACGTAAACAATGGAATATATTCAGAAGGAATATTTAATATATTTTTACGAAGATAACTCTTTGCCTAGACATTGGCTAGTAGATTTTTTTTGTAGAAAACCTAGATTTAAACATGTTGGGGCTTGGGGTTATAATGCTAACATAGATCAATGGTTTGGATTAGAATATACTCATAAAGGTATTATTCATCAATTTTTTACTAAGCAAGAAATGGAAGATATATTTGCATACTTTGCTAAAAACAATTTTCCTATACTTAGAGTACCAGTAAATCCTAGATGGAAACTTATTTGGATTAAAGAACACAGTTGTGTTAGTTTTATTATGAGATTAATTGGATATGAGAATTGGTTTGTATGGACACCATATCAATTATATTGTGCGTTGAAAAAAAAAGGAATAAAGTCATTTTGGGAAACTAATTAAGGAATTACTATGGGAAACCCGTTTAAAAAACCATCACCACCACCGCCAGATCCAGAACTGGAAAAAAGACTTGCTGAAGAAAAAGCTGCGGCAGAAGCTGAAAAATTAGCGGCTGAACAAGAAGCATCTAGATTTGAATCTAGAAAACGTAGAGGTTTAATTGGATCAAGATCTTTATTTGGTAGAGCAGGTGGTAGAGGTTATTTTGATACAGCAGAATAAGGAGTTAATATGGCAATAAAAGCACAGAAAACTAATGGTAGTTTATTTGAAAGAAAAGCGCCACCTGTATATGAACAAGAAACAGTTGATAAAATGAAACAAGTATTAACTGGTAAAATAACTGGTGGTAGAGCAAATGAAATTCGTAAAATGTTTATGGATGAGTTTGGTGCAGATGCTTTGACTATTCTTAAAAAAGAATTAAAAATGAAATAATGGCATACGTTAATTTAAACGATACACCATCACATCAATCTGATGACACACAAGTTTCTGCATTTTTAAAAAAGTTTGCTAGAGCACAAGGTGTTAAAGATCATTGGAAAGATAAGTTTGAAGAAGCTTATGAATACTGTTTACCTCAAAGAGAGTCTTTCTATGATGAGTCTATGGGTGAAAGCAGAAATGATAAAATTTTTGATGAAACTGCTGTAGTTGGTGTACAGGAATTTGCTTCTAGATTACAAGCAGGTATTGTTCCAACGTTTGCTAGATGGGCAGACTTTCAAGCTGGATCTGAAATACCTGATGAACAGAAAGCACAAGTTAATTCACAGTTAGATGAAATAACTAATTATGTTTTTGAACTTTTACAAAATTCTAATTTTAATCAAGAAATCCATGAATCTTTTATGGATCTTGCAATTGGTACAGGCGTTCTCCTTGTTGAAGAAGGTGATGCTATTAATCCTATTAAGTTTACTGCTGTTCCTTTACCAAGAGTATCTTTACTATCTGGATCTGATAATAGAATAGATACTATCTTTAGAACTAGATATGTTTCTCCTGATGAAATAAAAATTATTTATCCTAAAGCAACATTACCAGAAAACTTTGATGTATTAACTTTAAATAAAAATAATAGACGTTTTAAAATTATTGAAGGAGTTTACAGACTTTATGATAAACCAAATCAAGAAAGATATAAATACTGTGTTGTTATTGAAGAACTTAAAACAATTATTTACGAAGAAGAATTAAAAGGTGAAGGTTCTAATCCATATTTAATATTTAGATGGAATAAAGCATCAGGCGAAGTATATGGTAGAGGCCCAGTATTTAATGCCATGGGTGCTATTAAAACTTGTAACTTAACTATAGAATTAATTTTAGAAAATGCTCAAATGAATATTTCTGGAGTATATACTTTTGAAGATGATGGAGTAATTAATCCTGAAAATATTTCACTTGTTCCAGGGTCATTAATTCCTGTTGCGCCTGGGTCAAGAGGTTTACAACCAATTAATGGTGCTGGTAATTTTGATGTTGCACAACTTGTTTTACAAGACATGAGAGCAAATATTAAAAAAGCTTTATATATGGAAACATTAGGCAGACCAGAAGGTACTCCTATGACAGCTACAGAAGTTTCTGAAAGAATGGCTGATTTATCTAGACAGATTGGATCTTCGTTTGGTAGATTACAATCTGAATTAATTTATCCATTACTTAGAAGAATAATTAAAATATTATCTAAACAAGGTAGAATTGATATACCAAAAATTAATGGTAGAGAAGTTAAAGTTGTTGCTAGATCTCCATTAGCAAAAGCACAACACTTACAAGATGTTGCTGATGTTAATAGATTTAATCAAATTATTGCTGCTACATTTGGCCCTCAAATGATCAACTTAATTGTAGATCAAAATGAAACTGCCAGATACATTGCTGAAAAAATGAATCTTCCTGAAAAGTTAATAAGAGATAGAGAGGAACAACAGCAACTTGTAAATCAAATATCTAACTTACAACAATCACCAACTGGAAGTCCAAATGACATGGAACAATCTTAATAATCCTAAAGAACCTAAACGAGTTAGTATTGATGGATATATTAGAACACCAGAGCAAGAGAAGTTATTAAACGAAGCTTTTGCTACTTTGTTCTCTACTGAGAATGGAGATAAAATTTTAAAATACCTTTCGTCTATAACACAAGACATGGTAGCTGGGCCTAATATGGACACCAATGCTCTTTGGCATTTAGAAGGCCAAAGGTTTCTTGTAGGTATAATTAAAACACGAACAGAAAAAGGAAAAAAGAATGAGTAACGAAAACTTAGATACTACAACACAAGTTGTACCTGAAACAGCAACACCTAATGAAAGTGCTGCTGCAGAATCTAGCAGACCAGATTTTATACAAGAAAAGTTTTGGGATGTTGATAAAAACGAACCTAACTTAGAAGCGTTAGCTACAAGTTATAATTCATTAGAAAAAAAACTAGGATCTAGAACTGATGAGTTATCTAAACAAGTTAGAGAAGATATTGAAAAAGAAAAAGCAGC